AACACACGACGGATGATAGGGAATACCACAGTCTCAAAAGAACCAGATGAATCAGCTACAGCTGCTTCATTGATTAAATATGACGCTTGGTTTTCATATAATTGCGCGATGTTATCTTTTTGGTGACCGTCTAGACCTTCTAAAAAGCCTAATTCGTTCCATTTTTTGATGGTATCTTCTTTGATAACTCTTAAGTGTTTTAAACCGATGTTACCAACCATACCTGATTCTAATAATGCTCCCATTTTAAAATTGTATTTTGTTTTTTATTTGTTTATTTTATTTTCTTCATTAAGTCTTTCATTCTTGCGAATTGAGGATTTTCATAAGCTTTAGACTCAGATAATACCTCTGTTGAAGAACTTGATGGAGTGTTTACGATTTTTTCTGCTACTGATTCAGTTACTGTTGTTTTATTACCTAATTCAGAAGCAATTGTGTTATATAAGCCCTTAGACTCATTTAACGTAGAAACTGTATCAAATCGTTTTAAGATATTCAATTTCTCTTGTTTTGTAGTTGAATGTTCAGTAAACAAACGTGTAGCGTAAGCTAAGTTTGCATTGAATACTGCAACTTCATTAAGTTTATCTTTGAATAATACTAATGCCTTTTTATATTCAGCATTTTGTTTTTTCAATGTTTCAACTTCTTCGTTGATACTTCCAGAACCCGCTTTATACATCTTTTTAGATTTTAAACCTGTTCTATCCATACCATTTTTATCTCCGTGTATGTTAGATTTTGTTCTAGCCGCCTCAGAAGCTTCGATTTTCTTAACACCTGCCTTTTTTTCAAAAGGAGCGTTTTCATCTTCGTGAACTTCTTTTTCGTACGGTTCGTTCTCATCTTCATGTACGTCTTTTTTTACTTTTGCTTTCTTTTCAAAAGGTGCATTTTCATCTTCATGAACATCTTTTTTAACTTTCACTTTCTTTTCAAAAGGACCGTCTTTACTTTCATGAACACCAGATTTAACACTTACCTTCTTTTCGTAAGGTGCGTCTTCATCTTCATGTACTTCTTTCTCATAAGGAGCATCTTCGTCTTCATCTAATTCGATTTCGTAAAGATTTTCTTCCATTGAATCTTCTTCACCCATAGGAGTTTCTTCTTCCATAGGTGCTTCTTCTTCAATTTCGTTACCTTCATCATCTAATTTGATAATATATTCATCTTCTCCGTCTCCGAATTCAACTGTGTTACCATCTTTTTTAACTACAATACCATCTTCTGGTTTCATAGCTTTAAATACTTTAAGAACTTCATCATCTGAAGCGCCTGTCATATCCATAACGTCATCATCATCGCTACCCATATCTGTATCAGGCTCAGAATCAGTATTTAAATCATCCATAGATGTTTCATCACTTTCTTCGCCATTTTCAGAATCTAAGCCATCAATGTCTTTTGATGTTTCGTCATCTTTGCTGTCTTCGTTGTTGTTATCGAGGTTGTCTACATTTTCATCATCAGAAGTATCATCAGCTTCTTCATCATCGGCTGTTGTTTCTTCTTCGTCTGACATATCGTCTTTTTCCTCTTCTTTAGGAGCAGCTTCACCCATTGGGTTAACTTCTTCCTCTTCTTCCATTGATTCTTTAAGCAAGTCGCTTAGTTCTTGTTTCATAGTTGAAGCAAGTATACCTTTTGCATTGTGCTTAACCGCTTCTTCAAGAGTTTGTACTTGAAGTAATGCTTGTTCTAAAATTGATTTTTCGCTCATTTGGAAAATTTTGTTTTTATTACCTTATAAATAGTATCAAAAATGGAAAAAATCTCCATTATAATATTATAATCGTTATTTTATTTGTTATTTAGATAAAAAATTATCTAATCTACCCATTAATTTTTTCATTCTATCGTCAATAATAGGTTTATCTTGTTCTATTGATTCCTGATATTGATCTCTTTCTGATGGATCGCTGAATACATACGCACCAGGTGTGGATGGAGATGATACCAAGTCAAAACAAACTAACTCAAAATCATCTTGTACGATATTCTCTCCCTTAACTTGTTTAAGAGAACCAACACCACGTGAAGAAATACCAAGTGTAGCTCCATTCATTAATAACATCGCCGCTTGGTCTCCTTTAGTTGATACAATACCCATTTTTTTCCAACCTGGTGATGTAAACATTTTAATTTTACCCATTAACATTTTACCGTCCCACCAAGTTTCTAAAATTGAATGTGATACTCTATCTAAATCAATAAGTGATGATGAAGGGTGGTTTAATTCATTTAACGCAGAACCCTTCTTAATAATTGTTTGATACTTTTCATTTTCCCTTTTAAGAATTGGTTCAGGATAAATTCTTCCGTTCTTATTTGGGGTATCATATTTTTGTAAAACAGCATAAAGGATAAGGTCTTTTGAAAAGTCCATATCCCTCATTTCCTGTATGATTTGCTTGTTTTCGTCTGGAGATACATGACCGGCGTCATATTCAATTAAAATTCCACGTCCGGTTTCTTTTGGGCCTAATATCCTCATTTATAGTTTTTAATACTATAAATACATCAATATATAAGTTATTTCTTAGTTTTATAAAAATTGAATAGTTTTTTATCGGATAAACCATCATCAATTATTAATTCAGTCAAATCTTTTATAAAATTTCTAATATCTTTTGATTTGACATCAAATTGTTTATCTACGTATAATGTGATTTCTAAGTTCATAAAAGAACGCTTTTCTAACTTTATACCTTTAGTTCTTATATCTAAATCTACAATTGACTGTTGTTTAAAATAAGGATTTTTTGAATTGTATATTATTTCTTTAGCTTTTCTTCTTGCTTTATATATCGTGGAATTAAAGTCATCCGTTTCATTTTCAGGTTGCACCCACGAGTTTAATTTTAAATAAATGGTTTTAAGATTTTTAAAATCTACGGTACCATAACCCATTTTTACATCGTTGTATGTTCCAAGAGGAATATACTTACCAATTTTCATTAATTTTTCATATTATTTTATTTTATGGTGTTTTATAAAAAATAATAAAAAAAAATCGTAATTCCAAAAAAAATTACTATATTTGTAATATATTTATTTATATATGATTATAGTTGATTTAACAAAAGAAAAAACAATTGAAAGTGCTTTAAGAACTTATAAAAATAAAGTTCAAAAAACAAAGCAAATTCAAAAATTAAGAGAAAGACAAGAGTTTATAAAACCATCTGTCAAAAAACGTAGTAAGAAATTAAAAGCTATCTATGTTCAACAAAAAAGAAATGGACTTAGTTAAGTCCATTTTTTAATTCATTTAATCTGTAATAGTTATATCGTGAGGGGTACATCTGAGTTACCTCATCTTTTACCTCTTTTAATTTAGTGGATAAATCCGTTTCATTAGATTCACTTATAAGTGCATTTACTTTTTCTAAAATAGATTCTTGTAATTCTGAAGTTTTACTTAATAAATCTTCGTAAGGTAAATTTAAAATATTTTTTAATTCTTCTTTTTGTGATTCTGATAATGTGTTTGTATATAATACATTAAAATTATTTGCCAAAACGGCGTTTAATAATGTTTCGTTTGATACTAATGTTGAATCTTTAGATTCCGTAATATTCTTTTTAGTTGTAAGATGATTAACTAATTTTTGTTTAGCTATCACTTTTTTCTCTATGTTTGACAATGAATTTTTTTCAGATAACATATCTAAAGACTCGTATAATTCATTGGGTTGAATTTCAACATCATTTAATACGTTTGATAAAGATTCACAAAACATATTAAATTTTTCATAATTTCCTATTGGTTCACCAAAATATGTACTTAAACCCTCAACATATAATTTTGCTGTTTCTTTATCTTCAATATATTTGTTTTCAATTTCTTCATAAAACAAATACATTTCTTTAAAGTCTTTATTTTCTTTTATTGTTGTTAAAATATTTTTAATCTCAGTCTTATTTTCATTAGCATAAGACTCAGTTAATTTATTTAATAATTTAGTTTTAATAACACCGAATTTTTTCATTTTCTTAATCGTTTAGAATATCTTTTAATTTTAGTTCCATTTCATAAATACTATCTTGAGCCTTTTTCATATCAACTATATTGTTAAAGTCTATTGGATCTTCGTCAAGTATTTCACTTAAATTTTTTTTCTTTTTCTTGGACTCACTTAAAGGTTCTGAAGCTTCACCGCCACTACTAGGTGCAGGAGGCGCAGATGCTGTTCCTCCGCCGGTTGGCATTGCTCCACCACCTTCAGGTGCTCCTGCTAATGCACCAGCCGCTTCTAATTTTTCTCTATCCTCTTCAGGAATACCATATTTAGAATCTATATCATCAAATACACCTGAACGTTTAATAATATTAGGTGTTGCTGTTAATTCAGCACCAATACCTCTTTCTAAACGCTGTTGTTGTAAATCTAATAAAACTTCACTATCACTAAACCCAAGAATATTTTTCTTAGCCCATGTATGTGATACTGGTAAAATACCAATTTGAGATTGATCGGAAGTAGCGTCTTTATATAATGTAATTTTTTCTTTCCACATTTCAATCTTTAATAAATCAGATTGAGA